TTATTAAAAATCGTCAGTAAATGATAGTGTTTCATTTAATTTCGCTTTTTGATATTCAACCGTTCTACCTTCAAAAAAGTTTCCTTTAGTTTCAATAGCTATCTGTTCCATAAACTTGAATGGTTGTTCAACATTAAATTCTTTTTTACAACCGAATTTTACTAAAAGTCCATCAACAACAAACTCTAAATATTGTTTCATCAAATTATGGTTCATACCTATTAAAGATACGGGTAAAGATTCAGTAATAAACTCTTTTTCAATATCTAATGCTGATAATAAAATTTCTTTAATTCTTTTTTCAGTCGGTTTGTTCTCAATATGGTTATTCAACAAATGAATTGCGAAGTCACAGTGTAAGTTTTCATCCTTAAAAATAAGACTATTCGCAGAACATAATCCAGGCATAATACCTCTTGATTTCATCCAAAATATTGCACAAAACGAACCTGAAAAGAATATACCTTCTACAGCAGCAAAAGCTATTAACCTTTCTTCAAAGGTAGTGTCTTTAATCCAATCTAACGCCCATAGTGCTTTCTTTTGAACAGCAGGCAATCTATCAATCGCGTGGAAACACTCATCCTTTTCCTCCGAGTTAGATATATAAGTATCTATCAATAAAGAATACATCAAAGAATGTATATTTTCCATCATTATTTGAAACCCATAAAAGAATTTCGCTTCCGGATATTGAACTTCTTTTAAGAAGTTTTCAGCCAAGTTTTCATTAACAATACCATCTGACGCGGCAAAGAATGATAAAACATTTTTAATGAAATATTTTTCATTATCTGTTAAATTTTCCCAGTCTCTAATATCATCAGTCAAATCAACTTCTTCTGCAGTCCAAAAAGCTGCTTGGTGTTGTGTATAATAATCCCAAATATCCTTGTGTTGAATAGGAAATATAACAAATCGGTCTTTATTCTCTTGTAATATTTTTTCCATTTTACTCATATTTTAGTTTTTAGTGTTTAATTTTCGTTTTTCAACTAGGTCTTTAATCCTTTGTCTATTTCTTTCTTCAGTTTGTTCTTCTAAACCTAAGAATGTTACAGAACTTTCGGTATCAATTTCTAATGTTCCATTATCAAATTTACAATTCTCAAACACAATACCATCATCACCAATACGTGATTTAGTTATTGCAATTGTTGCTAATTTCATCTCTTTTTGTTGTAATGATTTAGCAACAGAAATAATAACGTGACCCACTTGAGCTTTTTTAATTGACCCACCCATTTGGTCTGTGGTTACAACATCAGATGAAATACTTGACCTATTACCTTGTGTTGCGGTCCAACCAACTAAATTTAATTCGTGACACATTGACTCAAAACCTCTCATTACTGACCCTTCAGACTTCCATTCATCACCTAAATTTCTATCCGGAACAACACAATCAATATAATCCAACATAACCATATCAATTTTAACACCATCAGCAATAATCTTTCTAAGTTGATTCTTTATTTGTAACATAGTTACCGTATCAGACGGAAGTTTCTTAAGAATTAACTTATTAGTCATAGTACTCTGAATCTCCTTAACTTTAGTCATAGCTTCTTCTTTTCTTTCAGTCAAATCATCAGGATGGATTTTAGTCCATAATGTAATATGTTTTCTTTGAATAATCTTAGGATTGTCCTCAAAAAATATTTGAACTACGTTATAACCTAAATTGAATGAATGATTAGCGATTTTAGTCAACAATGTTGATTTACCCACACCAGTCGGAGCCAATATAACCCCAATCTCACCTTTAGCTAAACCCCCTTTTAAGAGCCTATCTATACCAGGAATACCCATTGGTATCGGATGTCTGTAATCTTCGTTTAAAACATCGTCTAAATTGTAAAAAACATCAGACATACCATCTTCCCTTTCCCCAACTTGTAACGCTGTTCTAACTAATTGTTCTACCTTATCGTAATTCTCAAATTCACCACCATCAATAATTTTTTGAGCCTTACTCATAACCTTTTGAAGTTCTTGTTGTTTGCAAAACTTCATCGCTTTTTCTTGCACGAATTCTCCACCTTCAACAGAACATTCTTTAATTTTTGCGATTGTATCAATCACAATTTTAGCCGCCATTTCTTGTTGTAACTCAGATTTGGTAATCTGTTCTAAAGTGTCAAAAGTTGGCGTATGCTCGTATTTAGCGTAGTATTCCTTAACCATCTGAATGATTAGTTTGAAATACTTATTCTCAAAATAATTCGCCTCAATAACATCTATTATTGACCTCGCAAATTCTTTATCAACAATAATTTGGTTTAACAACTGTATCTGAAATGTACTTCCCAGATAATCAAAATTCTTTTTAGATGACATAATGTTTCTTTTAGTTATTGATAAATATTATCGTTTCAAAAGAACATCAGCATATTCAAAATTTAATTCTTGAGATGAAAAAGTGTCAGTCAATGAGTTTAGCAAACTTTTCAAGTAAGGGCGGACATCTACAGTGTATCTAATCTTAGGTGGGTATATTTTCGCATCCACCTGTCTATGACAAATTGTCGCATCACCTTGCTTAATATAGATGTTAAAATACTCCGGACCTTCAATAACTGATGTTTCCAAAAGGTTAGGATTATGGATAATATCATACATATTATCAAGCATATAATTCGTGGTTTTAACCTTCAATTGGTCCTCAATATCAATCTTAAAATCATCATTAAAAAATCTTTGTACGATAATGTTATCGTTAACGGTCATTAAAAATTCTAATTTTACTGATTCTTGGTCTTTCATTTTTGTTTATTTATTAATTATTTAATTTGTTTGTGGTTTCTCTTTTCTTTTCTGGTTAATTTTAAAAATGGTTTGACAAAATTTACCCAAGCATCATCACCTTTCGGTAAAAACTTGAAGAATCCGTCTTCCATCATCATTTTAATGAAATTCTTATATCCCCGACCATCCGGGTCTAAACTTTCTTTATAATACAACTCAACTAATTCTTTAGCTTCATCGGTTATTAAAGGATTTGACAAATTTATGATTTTTTCGTTAATAAAAAAAAATTCTTCGCCATAAATTCCAGTTTTTGTTTTACCCGATAATAAATTCTGTAAAACCTTGTTGTCCTTATCCTCCTTCAATAGAGTTTCAGCTTTTTTAATAATATCGGTAATTTTTACTTCAGAGTCAAATAATTCAGGAAATATTTTCATTAAAGTCTTTTCACCCAAATAATATATCCCATCAATATTATCAGATTTATCACCAGCCAATATCTTATAAGTCGTCATATTACAATGAGGTATATCATAATAATAGATATTAATCTTATCCCCATACTTATAAGTTTTTTTAGTTGAAGGTGAATATAATGATACTCTTTCAGATATTAATTGTGTTAAATCCTTATCCCCAGAGAATATAGTTATTTCCTCGTTTTCTGAAATTTGACAATAATACGCAATTAAATCATCAGCTTCGTTACCATCAATAATAATTTGACGAATAAAAACCTCTTCCAGGTATTGTTTTACCCGGTCTTTCTGTTCCGTGAATGAGTTTTCTTGTTCTTGGTCTTTATACAAGTTACGGTTTGATTTATATTGGGGGTAGAGTAATTTACGAGCTGAAGAACTCTCATCACCATCCCACATAACAACAACCTTATCAAAGTTTTGTTCTTCAATAAATCTTCGTGTTGTGTTAATAAAATGCCAAGTTCCTCCTACATGTTTACCTTGGTGGAAGAAGTCCTTAACCCCTTTCACTCCAATTTTTAGGAGATTGTTGCCATCAATAAGAAGTGTTTTGGTCACTTTTTTTTTGTTTTCGTTACTATAAAGTTTTGTTACTATTTTTGTTATTAACCCCAACTGATTAAGGTTGGGGGTTATATAACTTTATCTATTCATCATCAGATTCAAGACCAATCAAACTATCTTCCTTGAAGGAAATTTCACCTTCACCCCCTAAGATTTTATTCCAATATCCTGAATATTCTTTCTTGTATTTATCAATCGCTGCTTTATCATCTTTAATATAACCTTGGGGAACAGCAATAATTTTACCATCTTTAAAGGCTAACCCATTAACGTGATTTTTCAATATTGATATTTTAGTTCTAATTGCGTAAGAAACAGTTCTACCATTTTTAGTAGCCGTAATATGATTAATACCTGATTTCTTTTGATTCCCAAATAAGAATACCAAACTTGATGCTAACCATAACGCCTCGCCACCCTTGCTCTTTATCTCCGGTTGTCCAAAAGGGTTATCCGGCAAATCTACCCAAGGTTGGTTAACAACAACCATCGTATTATAATATGGATAATCATCTTTTTTTGATTTTGTTATTCTTGAATGAATCCCCATACCTATTTTATCTGATAACGCAGACGCATTGTGCATCTTTCCACCTTTACCCTCAAAAGTCATCTTACATGGTATGGAACCTACAGAATCCCATAAGAATAAAAGGTCATATGGAATGTCCCCAGCTTCTTGTGTGTCCAAAATAGAATTAATGAAATCTGTTGCTTGTTCAATATAATCAAAACTATCATTAAAGATAAAGTGACCGTCCCAATTTCCATCAGCATCTTGTTCTGCTTGCAAACCTAGCTCAACAGCATGTGACCAACTCCATTCATATTAATACCCCCCATTACCGGACCTGGTATTCCACAAGCCTCGTAAAAAGCTTCACCACAGTTATAATAACTTTCAGCTTTATATTTAGTTTTTGTAGAGAATTTACCCTTAATATCATCCAATGAGAATGATTTTTTCTTTATCGCCATTTGTTAGTGTTTTAGTTATAATACATAGACCCCAAGATTAACTCAGAGTCTATGTAGTAATTAATTTTTAGAAAGGCATATCATCAGCCGGTTCATCGTGGTATTGTGGGTCAAGAACTTCTCTGTTAGTTGTTCCACCAAAAGATGATTCACTTGAAGAACTATCTCCATATACATAACCTCCTTTTTCGCTATCCCAACGAGGTGTTTCACCAATAGCAATCGCTTCCAAATACTCCAAAGGTTTTTTAGCGTAAACATCATTCCAAGTAGTTGGGTCGTTTACCCAAGAATCAGATAGTTCTTTGTCATTACTCAAAGGAGCTGGGTCATCGTGCATAATTGTTTGAATAACAGTATATACAGCACCTTTAGGAGTTTTAGCTTTAGTTAATTCTAAAATCAAATCACGTCCTGTTTCAGCATCAGTAATATCACCTTTGTTTCTCCAAATTGGGATGATTTTATCCAAGATACCATCATTCTTATAATTGTCCTTGAATCTCCAGAATTTAGGTCCGTCAGCTTCGTTATCTCTGTCAATAACTTTAACAATGTAAAATTTTCTTGATTGGTAAGTTGACGCTAATTTTTTGTCAGACTCTTTTCCAGTTGAACGCAAATCTTCATAAACCTCATTCAAAGGTGAACGCTCATTATCGTTCTTACCCGGGTCATAGAATTTTTGGAATTTTCCATCAACCTGAATCTCGTGATACCAAACCTCCTTGAATGGTGAAGAACCATCTGTAGTAGGCAAGATTCTTACTCTCCTTTGTCCTTGAGTTTCTTTGTCGGTTAGAATTGCCGCAAAGTATTTTTTCATTCTTTCTTCTTGTGACATTTTGTTTGTCGTTGAAGAACCTCCTTGTTTTGATTTCTCGTACTGTGCTAATACCGCGTCTAATGAATTGTTTGTTGTCGCCATAAATTATATAAGTTTTAATTGTTTATATAAGTATAAGCGAAGAAATCTAGTTAGTCAAATTATATGTAAAAAAAAAACGACCCGAAGGTCGTTATATTTATTTTATGTTTGTAAATGAGTTAGTTTCATCTCCAAAGTTTCTAAAAGTTTTTTTAATCTCAGTTGGTGAGTAATCTTGAACCTCATCTGTAGTTAAAACATACTCTTTACCTGTTTTCTCAAAATCATCTTGTTTGTCATTAAAGAAATCAGACAATTTAGTAGTATATGGACCAGAATCTAAACTTCTTAATTCTAATTTTTCTTCAGCAGTCTTAGGTCTAAGTTTTTCAATTTTAGTTTCTAAATTATTCAATGTACTAACAATGTTGTCCATCTCACTTAATTTACTTTCCAAATCATTCAAATGACTAAATAAATTGTTGAAGAACTCCTCTTGTTTTTCTTCAATGTTTTTTTGTGACTTAACTAAATCAGTAATATCCATTTCTTCTGTTTTACCTTCTTCAGTACCATTATTATCAACCTTTTCTACATCTGGGTCAGTTGCAACATCAACAGTAGTAGCCTCAGGTGCCGTAGGAGCTGCAGGAGCAACATTAGGGTCTACAGGTGCAGTACCTTCCATACCCGGAGCTGGTGGTAAAGCTGTTTCACCTGGAGCTGGGGGTAATGTAGCGTCTTGTTCAGTAATATAATGATTAATAGAATTATATCTAGCAATTTCTTCTAATATTTTTTCGTCAATCTTTTTCATAGTTTATCCGTTTAATAATTGTTTTACACCAGTTAAAGTTTCAACTTGTATTTTTTTATTCGTGTTTAATGTATTATCAACTCGTTCAATTAAACCATCTTTCATTCTGATAGTATAACAATCTCCTGTGTCTAAATCACACACCTGTTTAGAACCATTACCCAAATCTTTTTCTGAGTGTCTGGTATTTTTACCTAAATAATTATCTAATATTAATTTTGTACTCATAATGTCTGTTTTATATATAAATATGCGTTATTTGAAAAAAGGATTTGCAATATCAATTGCTTTTTGAACTTCATTTTCAATATTAGTTAAATTTGTTGAATCAAATGTTGTGTATATATTATCGTCTTTTTTAGTGGCATCTTCATTTATTATCCAAAATTTAGTAATTTCTTGTTTGTTAATATTTTTTATAGTACTAACTCTTTTAACCCATCTACTAATTAAAAAGTCAACATTTTCAGAAACACCATTAAATGTCGCAAATGGTTGATTTGACGATGAACAATAATACTTTTCACCATTAAATAATTTACTAATTTCACCCCAATACTCATTTATTTTTATACCAGCAAAATTATTCTCAATTGTCTCAAATTCTTGTTGATTTCCAGAAGCTAAATATAATGTTGCGAAAATAGTATACTGAAGAGCTCTATTGTTTGTTTTAGACATAATATCTTCAATCACACTTTTAAAAGTTGCTTTGGTCTGCTTAGGTTTATCAACAACAATATAGTCAGAATATCCAATATTTTTACTTCCACCGGTATTAGCCGGATAACAATTCGCTTGTATACTTACACTATCACTACTTTTATTTAAAGCGTCATTATATGTATCATTTCTTTGTTTTATAATATCACCTTTTTTATTTGATTCAACAGAAATTTCTTTATTTCGTCTATCTTGTCTATTTTTTTCAATAACACTTGTTAATAGTTTAGTTTTTAAGGTTTGAATGTATTCATCTATTTTAGGTAAAGAAGCTATTGGTTGTCTAATACCTGTTAATATTGTCTCAAAACCACCTGGTGTTATTGTATGATTAACTTTTTGTATTAAATAAGGCCCACTAAACATAGGGACATGTCTCAAATTAAAATACATTGTTGGTTGTATCATAGCATTACCCATCATAGATACAGTACAAGTATAACTTCTATTTTTATAGATATTATATAATGATATATTTTGACTTGACCCTACACGATTACCATAGATATTCCCTAACTGATTTGTTGCCGCTAAAGATTCAGCTGTCGCTAAACCTAAATTTTGGTCAACCTGAAAACCATAAAAAATTGATTGTTTTTGAGGTCCAATATCAACATTAAATCCAACAACCTTATTTGATTTATCCCAGTCATTTTTATTTATTTGATTCTCCAACAAAGGATTATCACTAGTTCGTCTTAAATCAAAAGCATCATTTCTAAATCTATAGTCAACATTATTTTTAAAATCCATATGTTCACTAGGTTTACTAGCGTAAAAACAAACTAATTTAGCTGAAGATTCTCTGTAATCAACATTCATAAATGTACCAAAAATCGTATTTGCGAAATCTAAACTACCTTCAGCTTTAGGTTTAGGATTTTTAACAGCATCCTGAACACCATAAAAATTAACATATGATGGTAAATTCATTACCACAAAATTATTTTGTTGTAATATTGTTTGGACAAAACTTAACACACTTTGAGTAGGATTGTTAAATGCACTCATTAACGAATCCTTTAGTTTGTACACATCAATTAATACATTATTACCGACATCTCTACTAGCTCTATCCATTAATAAAACATCTTCAAATAATGTTTTAGTTTTAAAATCCCCACCTGAAATCCATTTGTCATTTAACGATTTAAAAGTTTCCCACATCTCAACTTTATTTTGTGTACCTGTGGATTCACTATCAATAGGTTCTTTGGTTACATTTCCAACATTTTCTAAATTTTTACGAACTTTTATCATTAAGTTATTAAAAATAATATCTTGGAATTTATTAACCGATAAAATATACTCATCCATTAAACTAATGAATTTAGTATAATTTAATGTATTATCATTTAATTTTTGAGTAGCATATAACTTAATAATTGGAGCTAAATTTATAATATTTGTTCTTTCAAACGCGACATTACAATCAATAAAAAAATCGGTAATACTTGAACCCGTATTACTATAAGTTAAACCACTCACGTTAGAAAAACCAACATAAGTCTCTAAAGTTCTCCAAGCATCAGGGAAATTAGTCCTTGATTGTAATAACGTCACATTACCAGTCTTTGTTGGTAGAGCATTTGGTGTTGTTATGGTATATTTATCCCAAGTATATGGGTCAGTTATTCTTGCTTTTGAAAAAGTATAAAATAATCGTTTATCAAAATTTGATGGATTCCCATACTTGAATACTACATCATAATTTATGAAATTATTTAGAATATTACTAACTTTAGTAATTTGTTGTTTTTGAGTTTCTGTAATAACTTCAGTTCCAGTATTTCCAGTTATTTTAGTTGTTCTCATTAATTCTCTCATCATCATTTGGAAATTTCTAAATGATTTTGTACTTTCACTATCAGATTTGGAAGTTTGACTACCATCATAATCATAAATAGATTTTGAAAAGTTTAAGAATTCAGACTCAAAATTATCTAAAATATCTTTTTCAAAAACTGAAAAAATTTCATCTATATTTGTATAATCACTATTGATACCACGTATTGAGAAATTCTCTTGTGATTGTTCTAATGAAAATACTTTTTTCATGTATTGTTGTGGTGTAGGTTTAGTGACTTTACTGTCGTCAAAATAACCATAATTAGGCGCTGCCCAAAATAAACGAACAGACCCATTATACATCGCCGTATTACCCGTAACTTCAAATTTTAACTTATCTGTATTATCAAAACATTCATTTTTAGTTTGATTAATGAAAGACCCCTGTGATGGAATAACATAAGACGAATTTCCATCTCTACTCAAAACAGAAACTGACCAAGGTATAACACGTAAATCTCTAGTAGGTTGTTTAACATCAAAACCTTCTCTCATATCAATAAACGCCGATGGAACATAATTTAAGGTCACCCCACTGTTAATAGCATGTTGAACACCACTATTAGTATACCCTGTAAAAATATTATATCCTTGATAAAATATATTAAAATCGTTTATCAATTTTGGATAAAACCCTGTATTAATAACCGTAGAAATTTCAGCACCTAATGACGTATTCTTTTCTAAAACAATATCGTAAGCATCACCATCAATAATTAAAGAATAATTAGTTTCCGGTGATTTATTAATTGGGTCGTAGTTATTAATATAACTAAAACCAGACCAAGATGTGTTTAATATATCAACATCAGTTTCTATAAATTTTTTATATCTATGCCAAACTGAACCTATTTTTAGTACCCAAGAATAAGGTAATTTATGTATCGCACCAAATTTCTTCAATGTTGCAAAAATATAATCTAAATCAGTCGTTGAGTTATTTTCATAAGTCTTAAATTTTTCTTTTAGAGTCGCTAATGGTAAACTATTAATAAAAAGATAAGCCGAACTAACATAAGGATATGGGTCTTCTTTAATAAAATTTGATACACCTTCTTGAATTGAATTTATGAAATATGGGGTATTAAACATTGATACTGTTTGATTAGAACTAACTAAACCAGTATAATCTTTATAATACAAATTACCTTCAGTAGGAAGTTGTGTTTCATAAGTTCTAGTGTTGTAAAAACTTTGTAAATTATTTATATTATTTTTAACCCCACTAACAATATTATCATTATATTGCGGGGTTGTTATATCTTTAAAAATAAAATTAGTAACAGGTTTTTTCATATCACTACCATCACTTTGACTGAAGTTAGTAATTCCTTTAATGTTGGTATTATAAACTAAAACTTTGGTAGTGTTAAAACTTTGTTCAACACTCCCAATAGAAGTTCCGTTTGATAAATTTTCTTTATCCCAAATAAGATTAGTAAACGGATATAAATCAGTAAAATTACTTTTATTTGTTGTCGTTGAATTAGAAATAAATTCAACCATTTTAGTTTCTTCAGGTAAAGACACTAATGGTTGTGTTGCATTATTTTTTGTTAAAATATCTCTATTTATAAATTCAAAACTAGAATTATTTATTTTATTTTTAAGATAAGAAGTATTAAAAATACCTCTTATAAAATTTTGCCAACTTTGACCTGTCCCGTCATTTGAAATATGTCTTAAAAATATTTCAACACTACTTGAAGTAATTGGATATTCTTTAAGTTTTTTAGTTAAAAAAGGGTTTAAACCTGATAAACTATTTTTAATGTTAATGGTTTCAGATTCAGCAATAATATTAGTAACAAAATCAGTATCCGTGGTATTACTCTCACTTCTTAATAACCCTGTATAATTAGCAGTAACGAACACTCTTTCAAATATTTCATATAAAAATTTAACCTCTTCTTTATTGGCATATACAGAATTATCTATAGGAAATTCAATAGCATTAAAAGACGTTCTTAAAATATCCGTTAATTCATTACTTTTTGGTGTTGATGGAGCTGGGTCACTATCTCTCTCAACATATGCTTTAATAAATTCTTCTAAGAATTCAACCTCCGGCCAAACATCATAATTATTAGCTTTTGTTTTAGCAACAACTTTACTATCGCCTGGGTAAGCTATTTCATATTTTTCATGACCATTTTCACCATCAGTAGCAACAATAAATTGTGGCCATGGAAAAACAGGTTGTTGAGCCGTATTCCCAGGTGTTAAATTATCCTGTGACGCTCCAGCGACTGTTGTATCAAATATAGCTTCTTTTCTATAGTCTTCATTTCTTTGTTCCCAAGCAGAAGTATGAACTTCATCCATTAATCTTAAAAACCCTTCAGCATTGGCAAAAATAACCGCTAAAACATTTCTAATCGTAGGAGTAAAACCAATACCATTAGCTTTACTCTGTAATAATTCAGATAAAGCTTTTGTTAGTTCATTCTGAATTTTTTCAGTAGTTTCTGTTAATGTTTTTTTAGCTTGATTAATTTTAGTTTCAAAACTTCCTTCACCCTCAAAAAAATACCATTTATAACCTTTCTGACTATCACCATTACTATCTCTAAATTTAGAAATATTATTAAAACTATTATCCTTTGTTTGTATATTGGTTATAAAAGTATTTTCTTCAACATTAGCAAGACTTGTTTGAGTTTTTTTTCTACTTTTAAACGTAGAAGGTAAATCTACATCAATAAATGCAGGACTATAAATAAAAGTATCATATTCAATACCAACAGTTATTTTAGGTTCTACTTTGGTTTTGTTAATAGTATAACTACCATTTGTACCAACAGTTTCATTACTGTTTAATAATTCATTTTTTTTCACAATTATACCTTTTAAGTCAGAAATCACAGGACCTTCTTTATTCGCGTCTTGGAATTCTGTTTTAAATGTATAAATTTTTAAACCATTTCTTAGTACAAAATAATTTTCAGTATCCATATATTTTCTAAACCAAGATTTTTCTGAATAAGTATATACTTCTTTCACATAGTCGTTTAATACTTCTCTATATCTATCAACATTACTTAATGGGTCTAAATTTTGTTGGGCATATGAATCTAAAATATTTTTAATAAAACTTTCAATCCTATTTTTCATTTGAACTAAAGTAATTTCAGGAAAGTCATCAGGAATTAACCCCTTTGATTTATATTCACTATAAACTTCTTTAATTTTTTGAAAACCTTTTTCAAATACAACTTCTTTGTTAGGTTCAGTAGTATTTGCAGAACCGGTAGTTGTTTTAGTTGCAACTTTAATTCTTGACTTATACATATGAGGTGTTGCTTGTAAATACCCCATACTAACCTCACTTAATATTGTATATTTATAAGTATAAAATTTCAAATCAATTTTAAAATTACCATTACTAGTATCGTATCTTGATGTAAATGTATGTAACATTAAATACATCTTAACAGCTTTACCATAATATCCTTTTATAGTTAAAGTAAACATTGGATAAGGTAAGTTAAAAAAAGCAGCATATGGTGAATTATCACCCGCTTCAAACATCGCACGACCTTTTATATCTTCTAAAGTCATATTAATTGAAGGTAAGAAATCCAAACCTTGGTTAATTTGTATAGAAGTTATACCCAATAAACCATTATCAGTCGCACCAATTTTACCATTAGATAATACACTCTGTTTTATATAAAAGTCGTTAGGTTTAGCATTCTTTTGAGATATTATTGGCATTCTTTCCAATTTAACTTGATTCACCCCTTTACCTTCTAAAGAATCTTTACCAGTTAACTCATCAGTATATGAGTTATCTAAAAAGGTTTTACCTCCCTGATTTAGGAAGTTGATACTTGCAACAGATACATTTTGTAAATCATTGTTATTTGAAATTCCATATATTAATTTGGTTCTTCTTTTACTTTCCCATTTTCATCAATTACCTTATTTGGGTCAATAACGGTGATGTTGTTGTAATCAAATTCAACTAATATATTTTCTGAGTTACCTACCATAATAATAAAAATAATTATCTAATTCATTGTTGTAATCTTGTATTGAAGATACTAAAGGAAATGGGATTGTCAATATACTACCATCAGGAATGTTCCATTCTTCACCACCATATATAGGATTAGCTTGTAATATTAACCAACCAAAGAATGGAGAACCATAGTATTGTTGAGATACTTTATCCATTCTTGATTGACCAACTTTATATATGTATTTCTTATCAGAAGATTTACCAGGGACTGTAACAAAAGGAAATACAGTTTGTTGACCATTGATAATAAAATCACTATATCTATTGTAATATTGTCTACCTGCCATTTTTAATTAAATTGTATTTTACCATTAAATGTTTGATTGTCAGTATTCGGATTTTTTGTCGCGTATAAATCTTTTATTTCTTGGTCTTGTTGTTTATTTGTCGCTTGGTTAACTACAGTTGTGTAATTAAATTTTCTTGCTTTTCCTCTAACATATGCTGTTTCATTAACAATTGTTTTATAGGTTGCGTTTTTACGTAAATTAACTGCAATTTTTTCTTCAGCTTTTAATTCATTTATCACAATATCTCTAAAATCATCACAGAATGAATTAATTTTTCTCTTTAAGAAAGATATATTTTTACTTGTTGATAAATCTCCAGCTAATAGTTTAGTTTGGAAATCTTTAAGTTTATTTTTATCCTCAAAAATCCTCGCCATAACCATAAACATTCTACTATCTTGAGCTTTTTTAAGGTCATTAGTTTGTGATATAAACAATCCTGGGTCAGTATATTTCTTATCCTTATCATTTATAACACCCACCTTTTCCATAAGTTTATTAAAATTTGTGAATTTTTCACTAACTGCTTTGTAGTCATTAGTTAATTCAACATAAGTATCTGAAGGTTTATTAGGACTTTGACTACTAACATCAATCGTTCCACTTAAATTATAAACTCT